CAACCTTCAATGCTATCACCGATCAAGTATCGTCTTGTCCTACTTGGGTTTGGTTTTTTAATTTCAGGGAGTTTTTCTACGTGATGCTTTTGAACTGAAAACCCAACACCAGTTCCACCTAATAACAAGAACATCGTTTCTGAAAACGCATCTTGATGGTCGATTGGTAAGTAAGCGCAGTTATAAACTCTATTTGGTGAAATTTCGATTGGTTTTCCCCCGAATTGTAATGACCTCATCGAAGGAAGAATTTTTTTGTCGTATACCATTTTATACACTTCTTCAATTTCGTCTTTTATTTGTGGGTATTTTTTTTGGTGCATTTTTTTATTTCTTGTCACCAATTCTTCCCATGTTTCCCGTCTATTTAATTCAGGGACAAATTTGGCGTATTTCATATACACCGTGATGTTGCTTAATATTTCTTGTGAGATATTCATAGTTTACAAATTTAATTATTATTATTTTAATATTCAACTTTTAGGATTTCGTTTGTTCCCTTTGTTTTCTTTTTTCAAGTAACTCTTTAACCCTTTCTCTTTGTCGTTCTTCTTTTTGTTCTTCTAGACCCAAGAACGTCGTTGTTGATTCTGTGTCGATATCAATCATTGCATTATCAAACTTACAGTTTTCAAATACAACACCGTCGTCACCAATTCTGGATTTTGTAATTGCTATTGTCGCCAACTTGAGTTCTTTTTGTTGTAGTGTTTTTGCTACTGATATAATTACGTGTCCTACTTGTGCTTTTTTGATTGATCCACCCATTTGGTCTGTTGTTACAACTTCGGATGAAATTGATGACCTGTTTCCTTGAGTTGCAGTCCAACCAACAATATTCATTTCGTGACACATGGCTTCAAATGCCCTCATAACACTACCTTCACTTTTCCATTCGTCCCCAAGATTTTTATCCGGTACAACACAATCAATATAATCCAAAACAATCATATCGATTTTAATACCATCAGCAACCATTTTTCTGATTTCATTTTTGATTTGTAACATGGTTTTTGTATCTGATGGTAATTTTTTCAAAATCAATTCATTTGGCATTGTGGTTTTGATTTCTTGTACTTTACTCATTACTTCTTCTTTTTTTTCTGACAATTCGTCAGGGTGAATTTTGGTCCATAATGTAAAATGTTTTCTTTGAATTACCTTTGGGTTATCCTCAAAAAATACTTGAAGTACGTTAAATCCTAGGTTAAATGCGTGGTTTGAAATCTTGGTAAGTACTGTTGATTTACCAACACCTGTTGGTGCTAGTATAACCCCAATTTCACCTTTCGCTAAACCACCTTTTAGTAATCTGTCAATTCCCGGTATTCCAATTGGAATTGGGTGTCTGTAGTCTTCCTCTAACACTTGATCTAGGTTGGAAAATACGTCCATCATAGACGTATCTTTATTACCCACAAGAAGTGCATGTCTAACTAATTCTTCTAATGTGTCATAGTTTTCAAACTCACCTCCATCGATGATTTTTTGTGCTTGTATCATTACCTTCTGTAGTTCTTGTTGTTTACAGAATTTTAATGCCTTTTCTTGTACAAAATCCGAGCCGTCGCTAGGTGCATCCTTGATTTTCTTAATAGTATCAAGTACAACCTTGACCGCAAATTCTTGTTGTAATTCGGATTTTGCAACTTGTTCAAGTGTTTCAAAAGATGGTGTGTGATCGTATTTCACATAGTATTCCTTAATCATTTGAATGATGATTCTAAAATATTTATTCTCGAAATAATTAGTTTCGATAACATCAAGAATCGATCTGGAAAACTCTTTATCTAAAATGATTTGATTGAGTAATTGAATCTGGAAGTTGTTCCCTAAATAGTCAAAATTTTTGTTCGTCGCCATAGTTTTTTTATCTTATAGTATTGATAAATAGTACTAACTTTAGATAAAATTTGGTTTAAAATAATTAAATTTTTTACCTGAAAAAATGTCAGTCAACTCACCTAATACCTTTTTCAGTCGTGGGCGTAGGTCTACGGTATATCTGACCTTTGGCGGGTATAGTTTGGCGTCGAACATTCTCTGACATATTGTCATATCTGCAGTCTTAATAAATAGCATAAAATTTTCTTGACCCTCAGTATTTGACGTGTTTAGTACCTCTGGATTCTCGCTAATTTCATACTGATTGTCAATCATGTAAACCACAGTTCTCATTTTGAGATCATACTGTAATTCGTTACAAAATTGTCGAATGTAATTATAAAGTTCTTCAGATTGAATAGAATTTTTATTAAATCCTTTCACATTGAAATATCGTTGTACCACGATGTTTTCATTACACATTAACAAAAACTCCACTTTTGTTGTTTCTTGTTCTCTCATAATTTACTTTTTTCTTTGTTTGTTTCTAAAATTTGTTTTTTCTTTTCTTGTTAGTTTTAAAAAGGGTTTCAAGAAATTAACCCATGCTTCATCTCCTTTTGGAAGAAATTTGAAAAATCCGTCTTCCATCATCATTCGAATTAGATTTCTATGTCCTCTTCCATCGGGATCCAACGATTCAGAGTAATACTGTTCAACTAATTCTTTTTCATCATCATTTAAAAGTGGATTATCCAAATCTACAAGTTTTTGGTTTATGACATAAAATTCATCACCAAAAATACCTTCTTTTGTCTTACCACTTAATAAGTTTTGAATTACGGTATTTCCTTTGTCTTTTTTTAAAAGACTTTCACTTTTTTGTAAAATATAGGACAATTCTACCTTTTCATCAAGGAGCTCAGGAAATAGTTTGATTAATGTTTTTTCACCTAGATAAAAAATCCCATCGATATTATCGGAACTATCACCGGTTAAAATTTTGACGGTTTTAATATTATAATGGGGAACTTCAATATCATGAAGTTTTATTTTATCCCCATTTCTATAATATTGTTTTGTGGATGGTGAATAAATGGATACTTTTTCCCCAATTATTTGAGTTAAATCTCTATCACTTGAGAATACCGTTTTTTCTTCGTCTGCTGACACTTTACAGTAATGAGCAATTAAGTCATCGGCTTCTGCGTGTTCTGTCTCCACTTGTCTTACAAACATCTCCTCCAGGTATTGTTTTACCCTTTGTTTTTGTTCTAAAAAAGATTCTTCTTTTGATTCAGTTTCTGAAGGTTTACGATTTAATTTGTACTTGGGATAAATCAACCTTCTCTGAGACGATGAAGTTTTAGAGTCCCAAAGAACCACAACTTTGTTATAGTTGTGTTCTTCTAAAAATTTACGAAGAGTATTCAAAAAGTGCCAAACTCCACCAACATGTTTTCCATTATGATAGAACTCTCTAACACCATGAAATCCAATCTTTAATAAATTATTTCCATCGACAAGTAATGTCTTATTCATTTATTATACCATTAAATGGTTCAACAATTTTGTTTCCTTTTTTCATATTGTTTTGAACATGTTTTACAACTAGATTTTAATCCATCTTTCTTCGTTCTATCATACCGAAACTCTGTTTTGTTTTGTTCAAGATTACATTTACTACAAATTTTTGTTTCCATTTTTTACGTAGTCTTTTAATAATTTATTAATAAGTGAAGAAATATTTATTGATCTGTCTTTAAAGTATTTTGGTAAATCAGGATCAACAGATACACCAATTTTTACTTTTTTTTCATGATCTTCAATTTTTTTTCTTCCCATATACTAATAAATATCTATAAAAGTGGAATTATTATAATTTATAATTAAATTTCTTCTTTTTCTTCCTTTAAATCAAAATCACCATCAACACCTATAATATCTTTCCAGTAGTCGGCATATTCTTTTTTATACTTTTCAATATTTGTTTTTTCCTCTGCACTATCTTTACCCGCAATAAAACCATGTGATATGACAATTATTTTCCCATCATCATATCCAAGACCATTAATGTGATTTTTCATAACTGATACTTTTGTTCTTGATGCAAATTTAATAGTTCTTTTATCTTTTGTTGCCGTAATTTTTGTTGTTCCAGCACCTTTTTGATTACCAAATAAGAACACCAAAGAGGAATTCAACCAAATAGCCTCCCCTCCTTTTGCCTTAATTTTTGGTTGACCAAAAGGATTATCGGGTAACTCCACCCATGGTTGGTTGACCACAATCAAAGTATTTTCGTGTTTAGCATCTGATTTACGAGATCCTGAAATTCTTTGATTAATACCCATGCCAATTTTGTCGGCTAATGCAGCTGCATTGTGTTGTTTTCCACCTCGGCCCTCATAAGTCATTTTACATGGAACTGATCCAACTGAATCCCACATTATACAAAGTGAATAATCTAACTCACCTTTTTCTTGTGCGTCTAATAGTTCATTTATGTAATCTGTAATTTGTTCGATGTATTCAAAATTATTATTGAATAAAAAGAAACCGTCCCATGTTAATTCACCTGTTTCAGTGTCAACCACTTCTTCACATTCAAACCCCATAAGTTTAGCGTGTTCAAAAGACCATTTCTGTTCTGTAATAATAAACACTGGTAAAATACCTTTCTTTTGGGCGTCTACTGCGGTTTTAATAAGAGCGGTCGTCTTTCCTGTGTCTGAATGCCCCAAATACATGTTAAGGTGTCCAATAGCCGGACCGGGTAGTCCAACCGCATCTAAAAAATCAGGACCAAGATCAAAAAATCTTTGTGGTTTGTATTTCGCGTCTGAAGAGAATTTTTTCTTCAGAGTACTAAAGTCATTTTTCTTAATTGCCATTATATGTCGTATATTTTAAAGTTGTTAATTGTTTCCAACTTATCTTTTGCATTTGTAAGTTGTTCAACCAAATTATCCATTTCTTCGGTATGTTGTGGATGTTCTCCGATACCTACTGGATTTGTAAAATAAACATAAAGTCTCGCTTCAGCGTCAGCAATTTCGGACTCATATTTTTTAACAAGGGCTTCTTTTAATTTTTCAGCAATAAATGTATTCATATTGTTTTTATTAAAGTATAATCATTATGATTGAACTTATAAAGGGGTTTTTTCATATATTTGTTGATAATAATTGTTTAAAAATTTTGGTTGAAGTTCAAGGTTTCCGGTGCTGTGTCTTGTCATGGTATCAACCTTTTCGTACATAAGTTTAGTGTTTATGTTTCCCATTCCTGACACATGGTATGTTGACATGCCCCACCTATATATCATTGTGATTTTATCATTACTTTCAAATATTTTGGCACTTGTTTTATATGTGATATCAAAATCTTCACCAAATGAACTATCCGGAAACGTTATTCTATTTATGTATTTTTTTGAATATACATTTCCATTATTAACATTACCACTTATTTTTTCAAATTTGTTATGTAAAAAGAAATAATGTGTTTTTGGTCTGTAGATTTCAAATCCAGGATTTTCCAAAATAAATTTTTCTGAAATATCCAAAGCGTCAGGACCTAAAAGATCATCATCATCTAATCGATATATGTAGTCATATTTACATTGTCTAAACCCAAACTTTAATTTTTTCGATATACTTGAAAATCTTTCTTTGATATTAAAAACTTTTACCTGTGGGTGATCAAAAACATAATGACTATTTGGGCTATCGTTTATGATGACCATTTCACTACTTTTTTTATTTTGAAGAAGAAATGATTGTATGGCCTCTTCTAAAATATGTGGTCTTTGGTACGTTAATGTTAATACTGATATCATGATATTAAAAACCCCAGCCTAAACTGTGGTGTTTTTATTGTTTAACAATATATTAGAATGGTAATTCTTCGTCTACCTCGTCGTTATCCTGTGGGTCAACAACTTTAGTTTCAGTTTTTGTTTTAGTTCCACCCATAGAAATTTCAGCTTCAGATGAATCTCCGTAAACATATTTACCAGCGTCAGAGTCCCACTTCGGTGTTTCGCCTCTAGCAATTGATTCAAGATACTCGGTTGGTTTTTTTGAATAAACATCTTCCCATGTTAATTCATCATTTACCCACTCATTCATTTGGTCTTTATCTGAAGACACCGCTGTTGGGTCATCATACATAACAGTTTGAATAACTGTATAGAATGCTCCTTTTGGTGTTTTTGCTTTGGTTAGTTCCAAAATTAAATCACGTCCTTTTTCTCCGTCAGCGATATCTCCTTTCGCCTTGTAAATTGGAATGATTTTATCAAAAATACCTTCTTGTTTATAATTGTGTTTGAATCTCCAGAACTTAACTCCGTCTTGTTCGTTATCACGATCAATAACTTTAACAATATAAAACTTACGTGGTTTGTATTGTTTTGCTAATTCTTTATCCGATTCTCTACCTGTTGACATCAATTCTTCATAAACCTCGCTTAAAGGTGAACGTTCGTTGTCATTTCTTCCCGGATCATAAAATTTTTGCCATTTTCCGTCTACCAAAATTTCGTGGAACCATACTTCTTTGAATGGTGATGATCCATCAGTTGTTGGTAAAATTCTAATTTTTCGTTGTGCTTGTTTTTCGCTGTCTTTCAAAATAGCTGCGAAATATTTTTTCATTCTTTCTTCTTGTGACATTTTTGAAGTGGAAGAAGAACCACTTTGTTTTGAACTTTCGTACTGAGCCAAAACTGCATCTAAAACATTGTTTGTCGCCATGTGTAATTAAAAATTAAAAGTTTATTTGTTAAAATATAAGAGTATAAGTAGGTATTGTCAAATAGTATTGTAAAAAAAAATAAGGTCTCAATTTGAGACCTTATATATTAAAATTGTACTTCTTCAGTGTCTTCGTCGTCATAATCGTTAAAAGAAGATTTGATTTTATCTGGTTGGTATTCTTCAACGTCAGTACTTGTTAGCACATATTCATTTTTTCCAGATTGTTTCATTTCTTCCTGTTTATCAACAAAAAAGTCAGAAAGTTTTTGTTTAAAAGGTCCCGAATCTAAACTTCTTAATTCAAGTTTTTCTTCTGGGGTTTTAGGTCTGAATTGATCAAATTTTGCCTCCAAGTCATTAATCTTGTTAACTAATTGATCCATTTCGCCCAGTTTTTGTTCTAGATTGGATAGTTGTGAAAATAAATTATTAAAATACTCATCTTGTTTGTCTCCCATAGATTTTTGACTATCAACTAGATCAGTAATATCAAGTTCTTCTTCACCTTCTTCTTCACCTTCTTCAGATCCGATAACTTCAACATCGTCGTCTTTTTCAACATCAACTTCGGTTGTACCTGTTGGTGGTGCTGAAGCTCCTGGAGCTCCTGGTGCTGGTGGTGCTCCAGCATCTACTGGTGGCGGTCCTCCTGGGACTGGTTCTCCAATCGGAGCGTCTCCTTCAGGTGGTGGAGGTAGTTCTCCTTGTTCCATAATATACTTATTGATGGACTTGTATCTTTTGATCTCTTCTAATATTTTTTTATCAATATTCATTTTACCCATTTAATAATGTTTTTATACCAGATTTGGTTTCTACTTGGATCTTTTTAAAGGTTTTCATTGTGTTGTCAACTCTTTCAATTAATCCGTCTCTCATTCTAACTGTATAACAATCTCCAGTATCAAGGTCACAAACTTCTTTAGTTCCGTTACCCATGTCTTTTTCGGATACTCTTGTATTTTTTCCAAGATAATTATCCAATATCATTTTAGTATTACTCATGTGTTTTTTTTTAATAAATATACCGTAATGAATAAAAATTAATTATTTTTATACTTTGATACGTAATATCCCATAGCAATATTTAATTTTTCTTCTATTTTTTTCTTATCAGGGTCAAGTAGGTCATTCCATATTTTATCTTCCAACGTGGTTGGCCATAAAAGAACATTTGCCCTTGCTAATTTTTCTTTGTATGAACCGTCATCATATTTGTAAAATTGTACCGCAATTATCTTACCACTTAATTTTGATATAAAAAATTCAATAAACTTTTCAAACGAATCGAAAGATGCATATGGAACATTTTTTTTCTGTCCATAATCGGCACAAAAGTATTTTTTATTCATATAGGTTTGTGATCCGCCCCACGGATTTATATCCAGTGTTATACCACCGTAGTTGTGGTCGTACCCTTTGAATGATGTTCCGTTTGCCGATTCAATTGATAATGTTGACACAATAAAATCAAACATTTTTGCCTTGTTTGCAGTTCCTATATTTTGTTTATCAACTTGTTTTGTTATTTCATCAAAAGCTTTATCAAAAGTAATTGTTGTTTGTTGTGGAGTTGTATTTGTAAAAGTTTCAAAAGTTTTATTTAAATTACTTGAACAATTTTGGTTATTTGTTGGTTGTATAGTGTTAGAGTTTGCTCTGTTGATAACCGCCGACTTTTGTGCTAATACATTGTTTTGTTTTTCGATTTCTTTATCTTGTTCTTCAAGTCGCTCTTTAATTGAATCTAATATTTTTGTAGTCAATGATTGTAATAGTGTGTCAATTGCCGGTATACTATAAAAGGGTTGTCTTTGACCTTCAATTGTTGTATCAAATCCGTTTTCACTAATTCTATGGCTAACATGTGTAATCATATAAGGACCGCTAAACATGGGTACATTTCTCAAATTAAAGTACATGGTTGGCTGCATTAATGCATTTCCCATCATGTCTATTGTACATTTATAACTTCTATTTTTATAAACATTGTATAGTGACACACTTTGTGATGCTCCGGATCTATTCCTGTAAAGGTTGGCCATTTGTGTTAGCATTTGTTCAGATTCAGCGGTTGGTTTACCCGGATCTTGAGCGATATCTAAACTTTTAAATATTTGTTGGTTTTGAGGTCCGAAGTCCACGTTGAACCCTACGACTTTATTTGACTTGTCCCAATTATTTTTTCCTTCTTGATTTTCTAAAAGTGGATTATCTGATGCTCTTCTTAAGTCAAATGCATCATCTCTATATCTGTAATCTACATTTTCATTCATAGCCAGGTGTGTACTAGGTACATAAGAATAAATTGCCAGATACTTTGCGGTTGTTTCTCTATAATCAACATTTAAAAAAGTACCAAAAAGATTATTCGCAAAATCTAGAGTACCTTCTGGTCTTGGTGTTGGGTTTTTGGAGACCTCTTGTACGTTATAAAAATTTGCGTATGATGGTAATATGAACGATGTAAATCTATTGTCTCTAAATATTGTTTCGATAATTCCTAACATTGTGTTTCCATAATCCATATATTCGATAAGATCTTTCATTTTGAATATGTCCACATATATTTTTTGTCCTATATCTCTACTTGCTCTATCAACTAAAAGGACATCTTCGAATAATGTTTTAGTTTTGAAATCTCCCCCAGATATCCATTTATCATTCATTGCCTTAAATGTTTCCCATATTTCGAGTCTGGTTTGTTCACCTTCAAACTCCGCATATTTCACACCTGTATTTTCATTTGTCACATTTACATTACCAAGTTTAGCTCTGACTTTAGTTAGAATGTCGTTCAATAAAAGATTTACATACTTATCACTTGAGTCAATATATGTATTCATACTAGAGTAAAATTTGGTTTGATTTAATGATGAATCACTTAATTTACTTTGGGCGTATAATTTTATTATTGGTGAAAATCTTTTGATATTATCAACGGTAAATGCCATATTCATATCAACAAAAAAATCAGTAATGTAAGACCCGTTATCGGTATACTTTAATTGGGGTATTTCAGAAAAACCAACATAAGTTTCCAACGATGCCCATGTTTGAGGATATTGTGTTTTTGATGATAATAATGTTATTGATCCTCCACTTGTTGGTAAAGCGTTAGGGGTGTCTTGTTTATATGTGGTCCAAGAATATTTATCTGTTAAGTCTTTAGTCGAAAATGAATAAAATAACTTTTTATCAAAGTTTGATGGGTTACCAATTTTAAGGGTAACTTTATAATTCATAAACTCATCTATTAGTTTTTGAATATTATTTTTTTGGTCTTCGGTTATTTTATTAATTAATGTTGTCCCTGACAAGTTTATTGGTTTTTGTACCAAAAACATTTCTCTCATAAGTCCTTGAAAATTTTCATTTCTTGTGACAATTTTGTCGTCTTGTGTTTTAGATGGTAGTATAGTTTCGAAATCGTAAATTGATTTACTAAAATTTAAAAAATGAATTTCAAACATATCCAAAACTTCTGGGCTAAATGCGGTAAAAAGTTCATCTATTTTCGAATACTTCGATGAATCCCCGTGTAAAGAAAAATTTTCTTGTAATTCAGTGTTATTCAATATTTGTTTAGTATATTCATCAGGGTTTGGTTTGGACAGTAGATTTACATCAAAATATCCGTATTGTGGTGCTTTCCAAAATAATCTTCCAGACCCATTATGAAGTGCTGGGTTATTTTTTAAATTTATAGTTTGATTACCTATCACATTAAAACATTCTTCATTTGCCTGATTAATACTAGATCCAAATGATGGCATTGCATAAACTGATTGATTGTCATTTGTGACAACAAAACAACTCCATGGATATACGGTAAGATTTCTCAAAGGATTTAATAGATCAAAACCGAACGGTTTAGATATAAGACCTTGATTACTCAAAACCATTTTAAAATTTTTGTTTAGTTCATTTTGTATGTTTGAACTTGTAATTCCACCAACCTGTTTATTAGTCACAATAAAATTAAATGTTTGTGAATTGTTACTTGTTTGTATTGGTGTTGTGGTATAAAGTCCTGGCCCATTTGTTGTTCCAGATATTTGACTTACAATTGTTGTGTTGATACTCAAATTAGAACCAGATAGTATAGTACCCGGTGTTATTTGATTTGATGACGTTGTAACAATTTGAACTTTATCCCCTGTAACAAAATAAGTTCCTACTATACTTGAACTTTGTTTAAACACATTTTGTCCTTGAAAAAAGAAATTAAAGTCGTTAATTAGTTTTGGATAAAATCCTGTATTAATTTGATTCAAAGTCGATAATGATATGTTTGTGTCTTTATCTAATACAATGTCATAATTTTGTCCGTCAACATTCACCTGATATGTGGTCGTAGTTGATGAAAATCCTGGATCATAATTTTGAATATAATCGGTGTTTTTCCATATCTCGTCTAAAAAATCAACTCCTGTAGATTTATATGATTTATATCTATTCCATATAGATCCGTATTTTAAAACCCATGCATATGGTAAATTATGTATTGCCCCAAACTTTTTAAGTGATGGTAAAATATAACTTAAGTTGTTTATAGAATTGTCAGGATTTAATTTTTTATATTTTTCTTTTAATGTTGCAAGAGGTAAGCTATTCAAAAAAAGATAAGCTGCAGCCCTGTATGGTGATTTTTCGGCTAAATTATACCTGAAGTTTGAAACTCCTTTTTGAATTGCGTTTGTAAAAAATGGTGTATTAAATATCGATGTAGTTTGTTCATTTGAAACATTTCCGCTATAATTTGTGTAATAAATAGACCCTTCTGTTGTGTATTGATCTTCGATACTTCTAGTATTATAAAACGTCGATAAGTTTTGTAAATTTAAAACTTGATCGAATGTTTTTGTTTTATAATTGAAACTAGAGATTGGTGATATATCATCTTTATTACTTATTACTTTATTGTCGGTTCGGTATTTTAAAGTGTCGCTGGTTTTAAATACATCAATTTTTGATTGTAATGAATTTCCATTTGCTAAATAATTTTTACACCAAGTTAAATCTGTAAGTGGATATAAATCTGAAAAATCAAATTCTTCGTTTATTATATCACCACCAAAAAAAGATTCTACTGGTTGTGTTTTTTCTAATCCAAGTTTCGGTACCGTAATGTTGTCTTGTAAAAGTTCATATTTGAATAGTCCGTATGGAACAGTGGTGTCATTTTTTATGTATGGAGTATTAATTATTCCTCTAATAAAGTTATTCCAAAGTTGACCTTCACCTGAATTTGACATTGTTTTTAAATTCGATAAGTAATTTTGTGAGTCCAAATTAAACTCTTTTAATTTTTTTGATAAAAATGGGTTATCAGTACCAAGAGCCTCAAGTAGGTTATCAGTTTCTGATTCAATCACATAAGTTTGGATATTATTGGGGGGTATGGATGATCTATTAAATTTGGAATAATATGAATTCAATATTAATCTTTCGTATATTTCATAAAAAAATTTTACTTCTTCTTTATTAGAAAATACATCATTTCCTATTGGAAATTCTATCGCATTAAAACTAAATCGTCTTGGTTGATTTTCATCATTGTTTCCGTCACCGAAATCAAATGCCGGGCTTTGTCTTTCAACATAACCACGTAGAAATTCTTCAACAAATTGTACTTCGGGCCAGATTTCAGGGACAAAAGCGTTTATTCTGTTTGCAAAAATATAATCTCCAGGATATTTTAATTCATATTTTTCTTTACCGTCAATTTGATTTTCAACTATTAATTGGGGCCAAGGATAAATTATTTGTTTAGTTTCGTTTGGTTTGTAGTCAACACTTTTTACGGTTGATGTTGAATCGAAAACGGCCTTGATTCTGTCTCTATTTTCTCTTTGCGACCAAGCCAATGAGTGAACATCATCCATAAGTCGATAAAAAGCTTCCCCTTGGGCAAAGAAAATTGCCAAAACATTTCTAATTGTTGGTTCAAATCCTAAACCGTTATTTTTGTCTTTAAATTGTTGGATGATTTGATCAGTAAGATTTTGTTCAATTTCTTGTTTTTTTGTGATAAACTTTTCATCATTTTTTTTGATTATGTCTTGGAATGAATTTGGTCCTGTAAAATATACTAGTCCGGGATAATTGGTTAACTTATTTGATGTAAGTATTTCTTGTTGTAAAGTTTGTCTCGATGTATTATATTCTTTTGTACCGGTTTCTAATTGTTTTCCGGTTCTTTTGTATAAAGTTTCACCAATATTTATATCGGATATCGTGACCTTTTTAAAAAAAGTTTGTACTGTGACTGGTACATCTCCCAAATCTTTACCTACCGCCTTGTTTGATTTTAGTTCTGTTAAATATTTTTTAATGATTCCTTCTAATTCGGTAATAGCCTCATTTTGTTTTTGAATGTCGCTAAATTCTGTTTTGAATTTATAAAGAATTGTTTTTTCTTCATTTCCTTGGATAAATATATTTTCATAGTCTAACCATTTTCGTGACCATATATTTGATGATGACGCCAAATAAATGTCCTTTGAAAACTCACCTAATTTTTCGGAGTATAGTTTTAGGTCGTTTAAAACATCTAAATTTTTTTTTCTAAATATGTTTTCTATATTGGTAATAAGTTGACCTAATCTTTTTTTTAATTCAAGTATTGTTATTTCTGGGAATGTTTCGTCAATTAATCCCTTAGCTTTATATTCTGAATAAAGTTCTTTCATTTTTTGATAACCTCCGCTGGTATATCTTACTGACGTATTTGTTTTGTTGTTTACAGGACTGTTGTTTTTTGTTTGAGCTTCATCAATTTTTATTCTATACATTTGTGGTACGGCCATAATTTGACCCCAGGTAAGGTCGGCCATAACAGTGTATTTGTATGTGTAAAATTTACATTGTATTCTAAAATTATGTGTGGATGGGTCAAAACTAGCATTGAATGTTTGTAACATTAATGGTATTCTAATCGCCTTTCCTAAATACCCTTTAATTGTAAGATAAAAAACCGGATAAGGTAAATTAAAAAAGGCGGCGTAAGGCGAATCGTTTCCTCCTTCAAATAAAGCCCTTCCTTTAACATCTTCCATTGTGATGTTTATTTCAGGTAAAAATTCGGTTCCATAACTTATGTTAATTTGATTTATACCTAAAAGACCATTATCTACAGTTCCTGGAAGTCCATTTGAGTTTAATGTTTGATTTATAAAGTAATCTTCGCTTTTCTGACCATAAGGAACTCTATCTAGTCTTGGTTGATTTACTCCTTTACCTTGAATTGTATTTTTTCCTGTGATTTCATCGGTATCGTTACTATCTAAAAAATCTTTAAATCCTGGATTTAAAAAATTAATTTTTCCAACCGATATTGTTTGTATTTGATTATTTTGTGGGACACCTAAAGCTAACTTTGTTCTTGGTGTTACCGAACATTCCAAGTTAGCATAGAACACTAAATCTTCTTGATTTATTAATCGTTCTTTAACAGTTCCATCTTCAGCAATTACTTTATTTGGATCAATTACTGAAATGTTTTGATAGTCAAATTCTACTAATATATTTTCAGAGTTATTTACCATAGTATAAGAAATGATTTTCCAGGGCGCCTTTATAGTCTTGTAATGAACTTACAAGAGGAAATGGAATTGTCAAGACTGCCCCGTCAGGTATGTTTGCCTCAAGTCCTGTGTAACCAGGATTTGCCTGTAAAATTAACCAACCAAAAAAAGGACTACCATAGTATTGTTGTGAAACTTTGTCCAGCCTTGATTGTCCAAATCTAAATATATATTTTTTGTCTGAAGGTTTAGCCGGTAAGCTAATGTATGGAACAACTTGTTGTATCCCGTTTTCAAGAAACATACCATATCTATTATAATATTGAAGTGCCATATATTTTATAAAAATGTTACTTTACCATTAAAGGTTTTTTTATTGTTGTTTGTATTAAATGTCGAATAAGTCTTTTTCAATAGTTTTCTATTATCTTTTGTAGAACTATTTTCTTCGGTTGTATAATATAATTTAGAGTCAAACGTTTCATTTTTATATTTTTTGAATTTTTCGTACTCTGGTGTTTTTTCATACTTATCAAAAATTTCTTTTTCTAATTTATATTCTCTGTTAAAATTAATTTTCAACTGTTCGCAAGTTGCTTTAATTAAGTTAACAAGATCTGTATTTCCTTTAACTTTTTCAGTTAATAACTTATCCACAAAAGAATTATATTTATCATCGTTTGTAAATGTTTGTGACATTGTCATAAAAAATCTTCTTGATGGGTCATCTTGATAAAATAAAGTTGTTTGAGGCTGGAATGAAATCCCTTGATCTAATAAAATATCAGGATACAATATTTTATTTTCCAAAATACTCTTATTATATAGTGTTATAGCGCTTGCGGTTTCTCCTGGGTATATTCTTATCATGTTTTCAAAAACATTTGTTGATCCAGGAATGAGTTCCAAATTATAAACAACATATTCACCAGTTTCTTTCTTATAACCATCAACTTTATTTATAACCAAATCCAATTCTTTAAATGTTTGTATATAATCTTCTTGATATTTTACCATTTCATTTATTGGTCCAGTAACCGCCTGATCTATTTCAGATTCTTGATTTAAAATTATATTAAACAATACGTTTTGGACATCACGTTTTGTAGGTTTCGACCATTCATTATTACTATCTTCAATTGCCTTTATTATTGGATTGTCTTTGTTTGTTACATCCTTTAGAGCTTCTTTAAATAATTTTCTTACACTTCCTTGATAATCGTCTGGTTTTCCAATAATTTCTATTTTATCAGCATTAGTTTGATTATCATTAAGTTCTCCATCTTTATAGTTTCTTTTATCAAGAACCAATTGAGTCATTGGGTAATTAGTAACCTCATACAATTTTTTAATTTGATTAAACATTGTTGTGAAATAATTGTTTGTCTTTGTTGAAAGTTCTTCGAATATCCCACTAAATTCTGTTTCTCCGGTCAATATTTTACCATCATCATAATACTCCGTTGTTAATATGTTACCAATTGTTGATCCTCCCTTTTCTCCGGCTTCTTGGTTGTTTATTGGTGCCGGGTTTGATATACCATTATTTGTTTTACCAAACAATTTAGATACCATTTCTTCATCTCTTTCTTTTGTACTTTCAGTTGCAACCGCTCTTTCGTCGTAAATTTCTGTGTTTGCGTAGTAGTTAAATGACAATGCATTTTGAAGTTGTGATACGGGCCCTGCTAAACCATGACCACCTATAAAATCAAAACCTAATGTAATTTTTGCTAACATTGGTTGGACTCCAATTCCTTCTGGATTAATATCGTATAATAAAGGTTCATAACTTATTGATAACTGATTCGGTACTATTTTAGTGTGATAAAAGTCACCAACTCTTAATACAAGAATTGGTGGTGTGCCAAATGATGTATTTCTAGCATCATTATATTTTGGTTTACCATCAACGCCAATTACTGGTATTGTTTGTCCTGGTCTAACACATTGGTTTAAAAATGTTAGTCTTGCGTTTAATCCTTCTGGTGTTATTGAATGGAACGTTGGGTTAAAATATTTAACTTTATCTTTAATACTTGCATAAACAGTTGGGTTCGTTTCTTTTATAACTTCAAAATAATCACATTCGGAAAAAAGTTTTCGTAGTATTTTTTTTGATATTCCTTCTTTAATTGTTTTTTTTATATCAATTACTGGATCTGGATCTGGATCTGGATTTGGTTCTGGAGAGCAACCAGCATCGATACAGGCCTGTTCTGTGTCAAACGTACCTTTTGCGGACTGTTGGCATTTTCCGTCAATACATTCATATTTTGTTGATATTTGACCACAATTTTTATCACAATCTTCTTGAGTTAAATAATCTCCAGTTCCTTCGGCCACTTTTTGACATGGTTGTCCTTTAGTTACACATTTGAA